CAGAAAAATCGGGCTGGAAGTCTATATCGAGAACGCCACAAACCACTTTGTCACGCTGACCGGTAACGTTTACCGCGCTGGTGATGTGATTGATAAAACGGACGCGCTTGCTGGTCTGCTCGATACGCATATGAGGCGTCCCGTATCGACGGCGACACGTAAAACTGCGCACGAAGCCAAATCCTATTTATCCGACAGCTCGGTTATCACAAAGGCGTCGCTTTCCTCAAACGGCGAGAAGTTCAGTGCTCTCTGGAACGGCGACTTCTCCCGTTATGGTTCTCAAAGCGAAGCAGATGCCGCCCTATGCGCGATATTGGCGTTTTGGTGCGGCGGCGACGAGGAGCAGATGGACAGGCTCTTTCGGGAAAGCGGTTTGATGCGCGATAAATGGGACAGACAACAATCCGGCAGCACCTATGGTGCGATCACGATAGCAAAGGCGGTCGGCATAACCACATCGTTCTATTCGCCGGACGGTGGGAAAAAGGATGACGCCGCCGAGGACTTCGAATTCGCAATAACTCTCGACGAGATGTCGCCGGTCGATAACTCACGATATGACTGGAATGACATCGGCATGGGAAACCTGTTCGCCGATTACTACAAGGATATAGCGCGGTATTCGCCGGAGCGCAAGGCATGGTATATCTTTGACGGCACCATCTGGCGACATGACCCCGGCAATCTTGCCACAATGGAACTGTGCAAACGACTCGCGGAGGCACTTGTCAGCTATGCGCTGTCCATAAAGGATGAGCGGCAGCGTACCGACTACATCAAATTTGTATCTAAGCTCCAGATACGGCGCAACCGCGAAACGGTCATCAAGGACGCCGCCAGCGTCTATCCGGTTATGATAGCCGATTTCGACCGCGACATATACCTCGTTAACTGCCTGAACTGTACGCTCGATGTCCGTACACGGGAATGCCACGCGCATCGCAGCTCGGATATGCTCACAAAGCTGCTGGGCGTGAATTATGACCCAAACGCCAAATGCGCCCGCTGGGAAACCTTCATTGACGAAGTCATGACCGGCGATACCGCAAAGGCACAATTCCTGCAAAAGGCACTGGGACTTTCACTCACAGGCGATACACGCTTTGAGTGCCTGTTCATCCTATACGGACCTACCAGCAGAAACGGCAAAGGCACCATCATGGAAACCATACTCAAGCTCATGGGCGATTACGGTAGGACTACAAAGCCGGAGACCGTTGCTCTGAAGCATTTTAACAATTCGGGCAATCCGTCCGAGGACGTAGCAAGGTTATCGGGAGCGCGGTTTGTAAACATCTCCGAGCCAGATAAACAATTGATGCTGAACGCCGCGCTCGTAAAATCCATGACCGGCAGGGACAGTATCAACGCCCGATTCCTGCACGAGAACAGCTTTGAGTTTCAACCGATTTTCAAGCTGTTCATCAACTGCAATCATCTGCCCAACGTCAGCGATATGACCTTGTTCACATCAGATCGCGTAAAGACGATACCTTTTCTGCGGCACTTTGGCGAGGACGAACGCGATACCGGCTTGAAAGACTTGTTTATGCAGCCGGAAAACCTCTCGGCAATCCTGAATTGGTGCCTGGACGGTTACGCCCTCTTGGAGGCGACGGGGCTTGGCGTTCCCGAATCCGTGCGATTGGCTACGGCGGAGTATGCGCAAACCTCCGATAAAATCAGTATGTTCATCATGGAATGCATGGAAGAAGACAAAAGTGCTGAAGAACGTACCGCGAATATCTACGCGCAGTACAAAACGTGGTGCATCGTAAACGGTTATAAAGCGGAAAGTGCGCGTAACTTCAATCTGTCGCTCAGTCGCGTCGCACTTGTTGAAAGACGGCGACCTCGCGATGGAGGCTCTCCTACCACTATGGCATCGGGCTACAAATTGCGCAGTGATTTTATTGATTAAGGCTGTTGTAGCAAGTTGTAGCAAGCGATTATGGTACTTTCAAATATCGGTTTCCTATAGGGAGTACATAAATTGCCTGCTACATCTTGCTACAGGTCAGAACTGGAGACGAACATGAGAGAAAAAACCATAGAAAAAAGACTGGTAGCAGAAACGAAACTGCGTGGAGGCATGGCGGTAAAACTCGTGTGTCCGAGTGTGGACGGGATGCCGGACAGGTTGGTACTGCTGCCGGAAAGTCGTGTGGCTTTCGTTGAGCTTAAAGCACCGAGCAAATTGCCGCGCCCGTTACAGATAAAGCGTAAAAGGCAGCTGGAGGCGCTTGGCTTTATGGTGTATATCATCGACAGCGTAGAGCAGATTGGAGGTGTGCTGGATGAAATACAATCCTCATGAGTATCAGACCTTTGCGACGAATTTCATACTGGAACACCCGGTATCGGCAATTTTACTGGACATGGGGCTGGGCAAGAGCGTGATTACATTGACCGCGATCCAGTCACTCATGCGCGACAGCTTCGAAGTTCATCGTGTACTGGTCATCGCGCCGCTGCGCGTGGCAACCCAGACATGGCCTTCAGAGCTTGAAAAGTGGGAGCATCTGCATGACCTCACATATGCCGTGGCGGTAGGCACTGAAGCCGAACGCCGGTATCAGCTACGGCGCAATGTGGACATACACATCATCAACCGCGAAAATATTAAGTGGCTTATTGAGGACAGCGGGCTTCCGTTCAACTACGATATGGTCGTCATTGACGAGCTGTCGAGCTTTAAATCCCATCAGGCAAAACGCTTCAAAGCATTGATGAAGGTACGCCCTACGGTAAAACGCATTGTGGGCTTGACCGGCACTCCGTCCAGTAACGGACTCATGGATTTGTGGGCAGAGTACAAGCTGCTGGATATGGGAGAACGCCTCGGTCGGTTCATCGGTGGATACCGTGGTCGATTCTTTACCCCTGATAAGCGCAATCAGCAAATTGTATTTTCATATAAACCGCCGCCCGGTGCGGAGGAGCATATATACCGACTGGTTTCGGACATCACCATCAGCATGAAATCCACGGACTATCTGAAAATGCCGGAATGCGTGATAAACGAGGTTCCAGTTATGCTTTCCGAAAATGAGACGGAGCTATACCGCACCATGAAGAATGACCTTATTCTAAACATGGATGACGGCGATGTGGACGCGGTCAATGCAGCGGCTCTCGCAGGTAAGCTCTCCCAGATGGCAAATGGCGCAGTCTATGACGAGAACGGCAAGACCGTACATATACACGACCGAAAGTTGGACGCTCTGGAGGATTTGATAGAAGCGGCAAACGGCAAGCCTGTTCTTGTCGCTTACTGGTTCAAGCATGACCTTGAGCGAATCGAGGAAAGGCTCCATAAACTGCATATCCCTTTTTCCAAGCTGGACACTTCGGCTTCCATTACGAGATGGAATAATGGTGAGCTGCCTGTGGCGCTCGTGCATCCGGCATCGGCGGGACACGGATTGAATTTGCAGTCCGGCGGTTCGACGATAATATGGTTTGGCTTGACGTGGAGCTTGGAGCTGTACCAGCAAACGAACGCCCGCCTGTGGCGGCAGGGACAAACGGCATCCACAGTAGTGATACATCACATCATTACCACGAGCACTATTGACCGTGACATCATGGCGGCACTGCGCAGAAAGGATAGGACGCAGTCAGCCTTGATAGCCGCCGTAAAAGCAAACTTGAAAAAATAAGACAATCTATGACAATCAACGACAATCCGTGCCAATCCGAGTGAATAAAAATATCGGAGGTACAGATTATGGATACCAATTGTGAAAACCTCGCCAATGCCATCATCCTTCAGGCAGCGAAGGATTACCGCAAGGCGCTGCGTACCCTCTCACTCAATCCTCACAACCGCTCGGCGCAGTACGAATGCCGGAGCATCGAGCAGTTCTTCCGTTCCGGCTGGTTTGGCGTGCTGACCCGCCTCGACCCGGAGCTGCTCATCAGCAAGCTGAAGGCGGAGGTGGCGGCATGACGGTGAAGGAATATCTCGGTCAGGCGTACCGCCTCGACCAGCGCATCAACTCAAAGCTGGAGCAGGTCGCTTCCCTCAATGAGCTGGCGACGAAATGCACCTCGACGCTTACGGGTATGCCCCGCAATCCCAATCGCGGCACCTCCACGATGGCTGACGCTGTGGGAAAAATCGTAGACCTGCAAGCGGAGATCAACCGCGACATCGACCGGCTCGTTGACCTGAAGCGCGAGATGGTCAGGCTTATCAAGGCAGTGGACAACACCGAGTACCAGACGCTGCTGGAGCTGCGTTACCTATGCTTCAAAACGTGGGAGCAGATCGCTGTGGACATGGGATACAATGTGCGTCACGTTTATCGGCTTCACGACGAAGCGACAGAAAAAATCGTGCTTCCGCAAACTCAGCAGTAAATGTCACTGTTTGTCATGTAGTCCTTTGTGGTAGTATATAATCAGGAAAACAGAATCCGAGAGAGCCTTGTGGGAGCAATCCCGCAGGGCTTTTCTTATGCCCACGAGGAGGTGACATCATGCCCAGAAAACCGCAGCGACCGTGCCAGCACCCCGGCTGTCCGAAGCTGACGAACACTCTTTACTGCCCGGAGCACCAGCGACAGGCAGATACCATTACAACCATTTCCAGCGTGAGCCGGAGACGAATAAAAGGTATGGTCGTGCTTGGAAGCGTATCCGTGACCGTTACATCAAAGCGCACCCGCTCTGCGAGGAGTGTCAGAAGCAAGGCAAGCTGACGCCTGCCGAGCAAGTCCACCACATCCTTCCGCTCTCCAAAGGTGGTAGCAGCAGTACCGACAATCTCATGGCGCTGTGCAAGGCGTGCCACTCCCGCATCACGGTGGAGATGGGTGATCGCTGGCACGACCGATGATTGGAGGAACAATGGAATACAAAAAAACCTGTGCTGCCTGTGGCAGCTTTTTTGTTACCCAAAACGAGAATCAAAGTTGTTGTTCTTCTGAATGCGGGCTGCAGCTCGGGCGGCGTAATAAAAAGAAATATTACACCTGCCAGTATTGTGGCGAGCAGTTTTGGAAGCCAGATGCTTTTCGTAAAAAATACTGCAGCAAGGAGTGCCAGATGGCCGCCAGAAGTGATGAGGCTATGAAACGTCACCTGAATCTGTCTCCGGCCTCTGAGCCGGAAGTATATCAGCGTGAGTGTTTGTGGTGCAAAGAACAGTTTGAAACGCCGTATCCGAATAAACTGTACTGTTCTCCTGAGTGCGCCTACGAAGGAAACAAGCGCATGAAACGACAGCAATGGGCTGACGAGTACGCACCACACATTTTTACCTGTTTAGAGTGTGGTTTGGAAGTCAAAACGGAATGTGGTGACAAACATTCGCTTTTCTGTTCGGAAAGGTGCATGGAGAAGTATCATTCGCGGATTTATAAAAAGCAGCGCAAGCAACTAATGCGGAGCGCTTGGGTAGAACCTGTGACTTTTGATGCTGTTTATTATCGCAGTAACGGCGTTTGTGGCATCTGTGGTTTGCCTGTTTCTTATGACAAATCACCATCTGATATCTGGGCGGCTACAATCGACCACATTGTTCCGTTGTCACGCGGCGGTAAACATGAGCTATCTAATTGCCAGCTTGCACACAGGCTATGTAATTCAACGAAGCAGGACGACATCGAAGACTACCATATTGATTGGGCAGAGAAAAATAAGTTAGACAATGGGAGATGGACAGATGCCCTCACGAAGTATTCTCTTCATACGAGAATGCAAGCTGCGCTATAGGCGGGCTGGGGTCAATCCATCCTGAAACTTAAAATTGAAGGACAGCGGCGTGGGGCTTCGTGTTGAAAAACGCAGTTTCAAAGGGTTGAATAGCCCAAGTTAAAAAGGAGTGTGATGAATATGGCGAAAGACGGTACCTGTCGAGGCGGTGCCAGAGTCGGTGCTGGCGCCAAAAAGAAGCCTCTCGCCGATAAAATATCCGCCGGTAATCCGGGCGGCAGGAAGCTGACAGTGATGGAGTTCACTGACGCGCCCGCGCTCGAAGGCTATGAAATGCCGGAGCCGAACAAGATGCTTTCGGCGGAGCAAAAGGATGGTACGACGCTTGCCGCTGGTGAAATATATAAAAACACATGGACGTGGCTCAATGCACGAGGCTGCGC